AAACAACTACACAATTTGACGACCTAGTAAAAATATAAATAGTAAAATTTAGTAAAAAAAAAACTTGACGACCAAAACGAAAACGACTAAATTAATATCCAAGTTGGTTGAATCCGACAAGCAGATTGGTAGACGTAGACGCAATAAAACCAAATAGTAGGACAGCTTGAAACACGCTGACACGACAGATCGATAAGTAAATGATGGTCGGTTATACTACAATAACTCACTGAGATTCGTGGGTGCTGAACTAGACAATACAGAGTTGCAACTAGTCGAAAGACGGAACTGGACAAATATGTTTAATGTAGGGGTGTGAGCTATGGTGACATAGGTGACAACCACACCCTTATATTTGTCACTCTCAAAGTGTCTATCAATAAAGTTATTGACAAGTAATTAGTATTGATAGTATAACATTAATCAGCCATAAATAAGAAAGCGAGGTCACTATGACAACTACAATTAAAATAACAGACATATCATTCCGTAAAGTGAACAACGGACAAATGCGAGTTAACCATGGGTATCAAGGCAATGGTACTTTGATAGGCGGTAAACTTGTAATATTCAGAACGCCAAGAGGTACGTTTGCTGATAAGAAGATGAAGAAAAAGCTTGACAGAAAATACAAGAAAGCTTATGAAGAAGGTCAAGCTCTATTTAGTTAGAGCTTACTTTAAACTTGATAGGCACTTTAAGATTGACAACTAAAAGCGAGGTATGCTATGACTAATTATCTATTAGGCGATATAATATTATGTATGACGTTTGGATATGCACTAATATTTATATTTTGGATTTGGTGGATTTGGAGAGGTTATCAGCCATGAACTTACAACAAGTACACGTATCAAAGATGACAGGAAAGCTCATTGACTTTGATGCTATATCTACAAACACTACGAGCAATAATTTCTGTCAGAAGATGTTTAAAGCTAAGAAACAAACTATATGTAAGAAGTGTTATTCTTGGCAAATGCTAATGACGTATCGCAAAAATATGGTGGATTGTCTAGAGAGGAATAGTGTTCTATTGAGTAGCTCTGTTTTACATACACAACAATTACCTACGATTATGAAGCTATACTTTAGGTTCTCCGCTCATGGTGAGTTGATCAATCTTAACCATACGATAAACCTATTTAACATATGTGATAAGAATGAGCTAACTACGTTTGCACTATGGACAAAACGTAAAGACTTGATTAAGAAGATACTACAAACTAGAGATAAACCTAAGAACTTAATACTAGTATATAGTAATCCTATCATGAGTAATATAATGTATGAACCGCCTGAAAACTTTGACAAGGTGTTTAACAATGTGCTAGAACATGAGAACGTAGAGGAGCAAAACTGTACTGGTCAAAAATGTAAGGATTGTTTGGCTTGCTATAAGTTTGGCGGTAGGAATGTAATAGTAGAAAAAGTAAAGAAGTATTGACAAATAGTATCAACGAGGTATAACAAATGTATGAGATTATAAACGGATTATATAAATTAGCAGATTGTCAGCATTGCGGAGATGAGTGGGAATATCAATGCGGAGAGTGTGAAAAAGCAGAAGAGGAAAGTGATGAAACTAATTGAGAATACAAAAGAATTAAAAGTAGGTGAAGTATGGCGATTAGGTTACGATTGCGTAAATAGTGATGAGTTTCTATGGGAGACTACAAAGATTACAGAAGACAGAGTGCATGGTAAATTCTGTTATTTAGATATGGATAGCGAGTGGTCAGCAGAGGGTGACTATCTGTATATGTGTAATGGGTTTTTGTGTAGAGGTAGCGGAGCAGAACCACTATGGATTTTAGAAGACTATGAAAAATATATTGACATTAGGTACAGTAAAGATTATAGAAGAAGTATGAGCTACGAGAAAGATGGAGAGAGATACTTAAGATGGGCATAACAAACAAAGATATTACTGTATGGTTTTCATGTGGGAGTGCTAGTGCCATAGCTACACTAATGACGCTGAAACACTACGGAGATACTAACAATGTTAGAGTAGTAAATAATCCAGTCAAAGAGGAGCATGAGGATAACCAAAGGTTTCTGTATGATGTGGAGAAGTGGTTAGGTATAAAGATAGAGTACGCTATCAATGAGGATTTTCCTGATTGCTCTGCGGAAACTGTATGGAATAAGCATAAGTACATGGCAGGAATAGCAGGTGCGCCTTGTACCATGAGACTAAAGAAACACGCTAGACAGCAATGGGAGAACAAGAATAACTCTGACTATCTAGTGCTTGGATTTACTGCTGAGGAGAAGAACAGAGCAGATAGATTTAAGATGACGGAACGTGATACCTTGCTACCTATACTTGTAGATCTTGGGTTAACTAAACAAGATTGTTTTGACATACTAGCAAAGAACAATGTAGAGTTACCTAAGATCTATAGGTATGGCTTTCCTAATGCAAACTGTATTGGGTGTGTCAAAGCAGGTTCACCTACCTATTGGAATCTTGTACGAGAAAAGTTTCCTGAGGTATTTGAGAAGAGACTAGAACAATCCAAACGTATTGGAGCAAAGCTAGTTAAGTATAAGGGTAAGCGATTATTCTTACATGAGTTACCTAAAGATGCTAAGGGTAGATCATTAAAGAACTATAGCTTTGAGTGTGGTATATTCTGTGAGGAGAGACTATGAAAAAAGAATTTAATATATTCATTGCATTAGTAACAGTATGCTATATAGTAGACGTAGTGTACAACTATTATTTTTAACAACTAATGAGGTCAAACAAATGTTATTAAACAGAAAGATAGTGAAAGAGATGCGGTTAGTCTTACAAGATAAGCTAATAGATCTGGACAACTTTGAAGTAGAAGTAGGTGGAGCTAACTTTAGTGACACAGAAGTAACATTCAAAGTTAACCTTAGGATAAAAGGTGCTAAGTCTCAGAGTGAGAAGGAGCTAGAAGATTGGGCAGGTATATACAAGCTTGATCTTGACAAGATAGCTAGGCTTGATGGCAAAGAGTTCAAGCTGTCAGGGTATAGACGTAAAGCTAGGAAGAAACCTTTTTTAATAAAAGACTTGCAAAATGGTGGCGAATATATTATAGATGATGATACAGCTAAGAAATACTTTGCGAAGGAGGTAGCGTAATGAAAGCAATATTAATAGATCCAATGTTTAATACTATAAAAGAAGTTCAGTATGATGGTGACTATAAATCTATATACAGATTGATTGGTTATTCATTTACTAAATATCAACCAAGAGCTTTTGACATAGTTCGTATACCTATAGGATTTGATGGTATATATGTAGATGATGAAGGATTATATGCACCTATTAAGTATCCTTGGTCATTCAGATACAATACTGCACACCCACCTATCAATCTAGTCAATAAAGGATTAGTGCTAGGATGTGATGATGAAGGGGACAGTATAGAGCCTGACTCTACAATAGAGAGTCTTAGAAGTAATATACTATGGGAGTGGGTACTTGACAAAGAAAGTGAAACAGCCTAAGAATAGAAACCCAATGTTTATCCGTAAGGCAACCATGACTATCAATGACAAGAGAGAAAAGGTTGCCAAGCGGAGACATGAACATGAAATATACCAAGCTAAACTCTTGAGGAAGGAGTTAAAAGATGTATAAGACAGTAGCAAGTTTCTTTGATGGTTTCTCAGGCACTATGTTTGCACTAGACAAACTAGGTATTGAGCCTGATGAGTATCATGCATTTGAGATAGACCCCTATCCTACTGCGGTGAGTAAATATAACTTTCCTAATATCATTCGACATGGTGATGCTAGGAACTGGACAAAGCTCAAAGGCAAGAAGATTGATCTGCTAGTAGCAGGATTCCCTTGTCAGAGCTACTCAGTTGCAGGTTTGCAGAAGTTCCAAGATGACCCAAGAGATATGTCTAAGGTGCTGATACAAGCTCTCAAAGAATTAGATGTTGACAGAGTATTGATTGAGAATGTAGCGTCTATGCCTGTACAATGGCGAGACTATTTTACGCAGACATTCAAAGAGATCTTCCCTGACATAAGTCTTTACTTAGAGAATAGTGCTAAGAGTTCTGCACAGAGTAGGAAAAGATTTTACTGGACAAACATTATTTATAATGATATAGAAGATGAGGATGTTGTACTCAATGATATATTAGAAGATGGTGCTATGGCAGATAGAGACAAGTCACATTGCTTAGATGCAAACTATTTCAAAGGTGGTAATCTTAGTCATTACTATAACAAGGCTAGACGACAGATAGTCTTTGACAAGAATGGTTGCAAACAAGTTGGCGTAGCTGATCTTAAAGGCTATGACATTATCAAGCGTGTGTACAGTAGGCAAGGCAAGAGTCCTACGCTGACGACTATGCAAGGTGGTTGGCGAATGCCTAAGGTAGAATGTGGTCAGATTATTAATCGTAAGATTAACCCTGACACAGGCAAACGTGACGACTACAATGCTGACATCAAGGCAGAGCCAAGACTTGAGACTAGAGGTGATGGCAAGACTAATACACTATCGACAGTACAGAAAGATAATGTAGTAGTTAATCATGAGGAGATGTATTGGAGAGCATTGACTCCGCTTGAGTGTGAGAGATTACAAACTGTGCCTGACGATTGCACTAAGTACGGTGTTACAAGCACTAATATGCGTGTGCCTGTATCAAACAGCCAACGATACAAGATGCTAGGTAATGGCTTCTGTGTCTCAACAATAGCTAACATATTAAAAGGAGTAGAGATTGATGACTAAAGATTGGTTTGACGAACATATAATAATAGACTTTGGTGACAGTGAGAAGAATAAACAACATGCTGACTATTTAAAAGAAAAACTAAAAGAGAAACTAGAGGAGGAGTTAAGAGATGACGAGACAAGTTAAGTGGGCAATACTCTTTACACCTTTTGAAGAAGAAGATACTGAGTATGTCAAAGAAGGATGTGGTGCTATGTGGACGCAAGATAGTCCAGTCAAAGTACTTGACACATATGAAGATGCACAGATAGAATGTGCTAAGTGGAATACTGGAGAGATTGTACGATGGGTAGGAGAACAGTATGAGTGATGAAGTAAAAGCTGAAGCGTTGAAGCAAGCACAGGAAGCATACATAATATTCCATAAGTTTCTTAAATACTTTGGGTACACTATGTTGTTTCTAATATTCTTGCTGTATTGCAATGACTTCTTCAATGACCCTACAGCGAGTAGGCATCTACCTGAAGAGATAGCTGACCAGTATGACCCAAAGGGTTTGAACATAAGGAAGGGAATATAGATGACAGAAGAAGAGTGGAATGACTTAACCAAAGACCAACAAGGTGATTGGATTGAGTATTGGAGTAATTTAGAAGAGGAAGATGAAGATGCAACCTTATCATAATAAAGGCTTTGGCATGGCTTTCTTTGTAGTCTTCCTGCTACTAATACCACTACCTATATTTGGGTTATGGGTAGTAGATGGTCAAGATTGGGTGGATAGATTTACTATTAAGTATTTCTCACCTTGGCAGTCAGAATGTTGGGAAAATGCCAAGCATGAACGTGTATGTAAGGGCGATAACAACTGTAAATTTTGGAGGAACTTTTGCCATGAAGAAGAATGATAACGACAATAAAGATCCAACAGAAGGTCAAGCTTTACTCTTGACAATGACTATGTTAATTGGTATAACACTTATTCTAAACGGATGTGCTGAATTTTTTATAAGGATAACGTGATATGGCTAATGGATATATAATAATAAAAGTAGAACATGACGCTGATGATCTTGAAACTATATGTAGAGACTGTACTTGGGATATAGATCACGAGCTTATGTTAGACGCAAAGATAGTAGGATATGTAGAACACAATCCTGATTTTGATTATGAGGTATTACACTAATGAAACATGAATTTGAAAATGACTGGAACGACCTATCTATATTAGATGGTAAACTTATTGATAAAGAGTTTGACAATACTATTGAAGAAGACTTCAGTATTGTACAACGATTCAAGAAGATAATAAATGAAGAAAAAACAGAAGAGTAACGGATGATATTAGAAACAGCATTGATGTGTATGGCAACAAACATCTACCATGAAGCTAAAAATCAGCCAATGGCAGGACAGATAGCTGTAGCACAAGTAGTTATGAACAGAGTAAAGGACAGCCGTTACCCTAATACTATATGTGATGTGATCAAGCAAGGACTCACATATAAAAATGGCAAAGTTGTTCTTGGCAAATGCCAGTTCTCATGGTATTGTGATGGCAAGAAAGATGATGTCAATATGAAAAGTGAGAAGTGGCAAAACTCTATTCGATATGCGTCTATGGTTATGACAAATAAGATAACACTAGATGTTACAGAGGGTGCAACGCACTATCACGCAACCTATGTGCGACCTGCATGGGCAAGAACAAAGACTAAAACAGTTAGGATAAACAGACACATATTCTACAGATGGGAAAGAAAATGAAAATATGGGATTTACAAATGCTCGTATATGTAGTAATATGGTTTTTGATTTTCGTAGCACTTTGCGTAGGTAATTATAATGAACTTACAAGACAACAAAAAAGAGATAAAGAATCTGAGTGATATGGTAGGCTACTACCTACGTAGTCCTCAGTTCTTGGCACTTAGACCGCAGACTCAGAAAGGGTATGAGTATAGGCTGTCTGGAGTGTTAGGTACACCAATAACTCCTGCATCAAAGTTAGGGGATGTTAAGTTGGCTAAACTCAGTGTGGCTCACTGTAAGTCAGCGTATCAGATGTGGTTGAAGAGAGGTGTACGAACTGCTAACGTGATGGCGACAACGACTTCAATAGTTCTCAATATGGCTGAGGAACTGGAGTTGATTGTGCGTAACCCAATGCGGAGCGTTAGTAAGATGAAGGAGCGTGGACGTAAGGTCATGTGGACAAGCGATCAAGTAAAGGTGTTCTTAGACACGGCTTACTCTCAATATAAGTGGAGAAGCATTGGTTTGATTGTACACATGGCTTACTCATTCGCTCAAAGGGTAGGGGATATGAGATCTCTAGAGTGGAGCAATATCAACTTCGATGAAAAAAGACTTGACCTCGAACAATCGAAGAAGAGGGCAGAGGTACATTTGCCTATAGAAGAGAATCTACTTGCCATGCTCACTAAACAGCATGAAGAGTTTAGCTTTCAAAACTATGTTGTACCTCACCCCTATCCTAGAGGTGGGCAGTATAGAATCTACAATGATGTAGATATTAGCCCACTGGTAAATCAGATTAAACAAGTAGCGAACTTACCAAAGGAGCTTACAGCTATGGACATGAGAAGAACAGCTATCACTGAGATGGTTGAAGCAGGTGTTGATACCACTCAGATCATGGCAGTGTCAGGACACAATAGCCCTAACTCAATCGCACCCTACATTAAACATACCTACAACTCAGCGAGTAACGCACTCAGTAGAAGGGAGACATACAAGAATGCCTAACCTACCATCAAGAGATTTCTTACAGAACCTTGACATCAAAGAAGGAGAGACACTTAATATGGATTGTCCTAAGTGTGATGGTGTCAAGAAGTTTTCGGTCAGTAACCTAGATGGCATGTTGCTGTACAACTGCTATCGTGCATCGTGTGATGTGAAGGGTTCTTTCCTGACGAACATGTTAGTAGATACTATTAAACAAAAACTAAGTGGCGAGATAGAGGGACAGCCACACGAGAAGTTTGAGATGCCTGAGCAGATAACAGATGGAGATAACGCTTATGTGCAACGCTTTAAAGCACGATGGGATCTTATGATAGACCTGCTCTACGATGTCAAAGATAAGAGAGCAGTGTTTCCTATATATAAGAATGGCAGACTTGTTGACGCTATTGGTAGAGCTTTGTATGACTCGCATCCAAAGTGGTACAAGTATGGTAAGTCAGGTAAGTATTATTCTTACTGTATTAATCCATGCAGGAAGATAGCTGTAGTGGTTGAGGATTGCGTCTCTGCTACAGTGGTGGGACAGAACATACTAGGAGTCACTGGTGTTGCACTTCTAGGAACGAATCTTTTGAGAGAGCATAAAGAATATCTTGATACGTTTGATAAGATTATTGTTGCTCTTGATCCAGATGCTCTTGGTAAAACAATAGAGTATACCAAAGAGTTAAAGAGCTATTGTGATCCTTCTCAGGTGGTGGCTATGCACATAGAGGATGACATTAAATATAAACGAGAAGCAGACATGCTTAAATTAAAGGAGTTAGTTAATGCTTGATGCAGTAAATCCATTGACAGGTAAGAATTATTATTATAAAGATAGTGTTGAGGCGGTAAAGAAAAGGAACGATGCACAGATGTATGTAGACGGTAAGTATGTATCGAAGTCACATCCATTGTATAAGCCGGGAAAGTACAGAACATTTAATGATGCTGCTTTTTCTGCCTTGCAAAACTACGAGACTTGTGCAAAAGGAGAAGTATACATTCTTAAAAACCCTGCGTGGAAGGATTGGTACAAAGTGGGTAAGGCTGTCGATGCTACAGATAGGTGTAAAAGTTATCAGACTAGTAGTCCTCACAGAGATTACGAGCTAGTGACCTTTGTAAAAGTAGATGACAGAAATGCGTCAGAGAAGTTGATGCACAACTACTTTACTTTTAAATCAAAGGAGCGAAGAGGCGAGTGGTTTCATCTTACTAATTATAATAAAAGCAAATTTGATTCAGCATTAAGGAGAGTTAATGATAGAACTAGCACTAATTAGGAGTCTAATGCATAAAGACTTCTATGACGATCATAAGGGCAGTAAGTGTCCAGATAGATTGTTTAGTAAAGATGTTAGGAAGATTAAGCAAACGCTTGATACAACGATGCATAAATACGAGAGGGATGTCTCTTTGACAGAACTACAAGCATTGTTCTTTTCTAACAACGGCACTATGACATCAGCGAACAGAGCTTCTTACGAGGTTCTGTTCAGCAAGTTGTCGAGAGAAGAGGCTATGAATAACGAGATAGCCAAAGAGGTGCTGTCTAAATTGTTTCAACAAATGGTAGGAGAGGAGATTGCTAATCTAGGATTTGATTATGTTAACGGAACTAAGTCTAACTTAGAACCACTGAGGAATATACTTGACAACTATCAAGATGACTTCACACCTAGCTTCCGCTTTGAGGGAGATGATATAAGTTTCAATACGTTACTAGAACATCTTAATGTAAAGTATCAATGGAAGTTTAACATTCCGTCCTTACGTAGACGAGTCGAGGGACTTAGTGGTGGTCACTTTGTTATAGTTGGTGCAAGACCTAACACTGGTAAAACATCTTTTCATGCTAGTCTTATAGCATCAGAGGGTGGCTTCATAGATCAAGGTGCTAGGTGTGTTGTGCTGTGTAACGAAGAAGCATACAAAAGAGTTGGCTTGTGATATCTATATTGTAAATCTAAGATGTCTAGTGAAGAGGTTCTGGAGAATAGAGACATGGCTATTAAGAGATACGCTCCTGTTAAAGAGTTACTATCTATCAAAGATGCTACAGATAAACGTATGGATTATGTAGAACAGCTTGCAAAAAGCGTTAAACCTGATATAATAGTTCTCGATATGGGAGATAAGTTCGCAGTGTCAGGTTCAGATAGGTCAGATATTTATTTAAAAGAGGCAGCAATTCACGCTAGAAACATAGCAAAGAAGTACAACTGCGCTATCATATGGATGTCTCAGCTATCAGCAGAAGCGGAAGGTAAGATAAATGTTAACCAATCTATGCTTGAGGGCAGTAAAACTGGTAAGGCAGCCGAAGCAGATTTGATGTTATTAATTAGTAAGAATCCTGAGATTGAAGGGCAGGATAGTAACGATCCTCAACGTCATATTAGATTGGCTAAAAACAAACTAACAGGTTGGCATGGCACAGTTCATGTCGAGCTAGATGTAGAGAGAGGTATATATTCAGCATGAAGATTGTACTTGATGTAGAGAATACAACAACGAAAAGGGATGGTAAGTTGCATCTTGATCCTTTTGAGCCTGACAATTCTTTGACACTTGTTGGTGTGTCAGATTATCTGGACAATGAGGCGACAGTATTTGTGTTCGATCACAAAGAAAAGACAATAGAAGACGATGATGCAGACAAAAGATTACAAAGAGTGCTTGACAACACCACATTATTGATAGGTCACAACCTACAATACGACCTTCAGTGGCTTTGGGGGTGTGGATTTAAGTATGATGGAAAGATATTTGACACAATGTTGGGGGATTATATACTACAACGTGGTCAGAAGGGGTCTGTTAGCTTAGAAAACTGTGCAATACGACACAATTTAGACATGAAGAAGTCAGATACACTTAAAAATTACTTTACTAGAGGGTTTCAAACAGATGATATACCTCTTGACGAGCTATCAGAGTACCTGAAACAGGACTTGAGAGTAACGAGAGAGCTTTATTGGAAGTTGATGGACGAGTATGATAAGCCTGAGTCCCAATCTTTAGTAAAGGTGCGTGATATAAACAACGAAGTGTGCAAAACACTAGCAAGAATGTACATGAATGGCTTTGCGGTGGACAAAAATGCCCTCGCTCAGGTTAGAAAAGACTTCGAAGATGAGCTTTTAGCTATAGAAAACAGGTTAAACACATTTGTCAAGAAATTAATGGGCGATACTCCCATAAATCTTAACTCTCCAGAGCAGGTTAGTCAAGTTATCTACTCTAGAATACTACACGACAAGAAGAAATGGGCAGTTGCCTTCGACTATGCAGACACAAAAGAAGAATTTAGGAAGGCTGTCAAGGAAAATAGTTCTATGATGGTAAAAACTAAGGCTAGTGTATGCAAAACGTGCAACGGTGAGGGTAAAATACGCAAGATCAAGAAGGATGGGACTCCATTTGCCAAGCCTAGTCGCTGTGTAGACTGCGATACGAGAGGCTACAGGCTTGCAAAGCTAAATGAAATGGCAGGACTTGGCTTCTTTCCACCATCAAAGACATGGGTTAGTGCTAATGGTTTCTCTACAAGCAAGGGCAACTTAGAAGGTCTTATAAATATAGCTAAGTCAAAGGGTCTTACCTACGCAGAGTCATTCTTATCTGATCTGAAGAGACAAAGTGCGGTGTCTAGTTACCTTTCTGCTTTTGTAGAGGGTATAACTATACATACAAAGAGTGATAACAGACTACATGTTAAGTTGTTACAACATAGGACAGCCACTGGCAGGTTTAGTGGAGCAGATCCTAACATGCAGAACATGCCAAGAGGCGGTACGTTTCCTGTTAAGAGGGTGTTTATCTCTCGTTGGAACAAGCCTGAGTATGGTACGCAGGGTAAGATACTTGAAGCAGACTTTGCACAGCTAGAATTTAGGGTGGCAGCACTTCTTTCGCAAGATAAAGTTGCTATGGAAGAAGTGTCTACAGGTTTTGATGTTCACTCCTACACCGCTAAAATCATCTCTGAGGCAGGACAACCTACGTCTAGGCAAGAAGCTAAGGCACATACCTTTGCGCCTCTCTACGGAGCTACAGGGTTCGGTAGAACGAAAGCTGAGGCTGAGTATTATACGCACTTTATGGGCAAGTATAGAGGTATAGCTAAGTGGCACAAAAAGTTAGGTGATGAAGCTATAAATCTTGGCAGGATAAAGATACCCTCAGGTAGGCAGTACGCTTTTCCAGATGTAGAGAGACGAGCAAGCGGTGCGCCTACACACTTCACTATGATAAAGAACTACCCTGTACAAGGGTTTGCTACTGGCGATATAGTTCCTATAGTTCTTATAGAGATAGAGAAGCTACTTAAGATAGATAATTTAAATAGTATGCTAGTAAACAGTGTGCATGATTCTGTAGTGTTGGATGTTCATCCTGCAGAAGTTGACAAGGTGCTGAACATAATACGACAGGTCAACAAGAACCTAAAGATTATAATAGAGAGTCATTACGATATAGATGTAAATGTACCAATGCTATTAGAGTCAAAAATAGGTGATAATTGGCTTGACGTAGCAGATGTTCAGTGATATAATTCACTTTCTTATTTAGGAGAAAATATACATATGGAAAATGGTTTAGCAATAATTGGAAAATCTAGTGCTGATTTAGCAGAGTTGATGGGTATGTCAAACGTACCTGCTCGTTCTACCTCAGCGTTAGCAGAGATTAAACAGGTTCATCAGAACGTAATGGGTACAAAGAAAGTCGATGGTGAGATGATGGAAGTTGCCATTGTCAAGGCAGGAGCTTTCTCAGTAGTGTTCCCTGATGAATCTGTTTATTACAGTGACAAGATAACAATACGTCCGTTTATGCAACGCTTTCAGTTTCAGCGTTACGATAAGCACTATCAGAAGCCTGATGGTGGTGAGGGCAGAATGTTACGCACTGTTATGTCAACGTCCTTGAATGGTGATTTAAAAGATAATTATGGTGGGTTCAACTGTGGTAGACCCTCTGGTTATGTTAAGGACTTTGACTCGTTGCCTCAAGAAACACAAGACCTTATGAGAAGTACCGACAGGTTCAAGATCATATTTGGTTTGTGTACACTCGACAGCCCAAAGGATTCTGAGGGTAAACCTACTGAAGTAAAGGAGTTTCCTTTCTTAATGAGAATAAAAAACCGTGACAGTTTTAAGGCTATGACTGACTTGTTTTCTCAGATACAAAGAAAGAATAGACTCCCTATTCAACATTTAGTTCACATGTCGTCACAAGTAAAGAGTATACCTAGTGGAGCTACCTACGCTGTTATGAAACCATATCTAGGTGAGTTAGTAGAGATTGACACTGATGATCAGGAGACACTAAATAATTTTGTCGAGTGGGTAGAGTCTATGAACACTATCACATTGAGTAAGTGGGAGGAGCATCATCGACCTGACGAGTTGTCAGGAGACGAAGAAGAGATTGCTTCTAAAATCATTGAGATAGAGGAGTAGGCATGAACCATCCTGCAGAGTTGGCGGTACATTCTTTCTTACAAAAAGTCATGCTAGGTGAAGCTAGTGTTGACGGTGCTATTCTTGACCTCGTAGCTAAAGATGTAAGGGATTCGTTAGACCGCCAGTTCTCAGGGGGTAAAAGAGAATTTAAGTTGAGGATGTCCAACATAGGACGTAAGAGATGTCAGCTTTGGTTTGATAAGAACGCCCCTGAGGATAAGCTACCCAACTCTCCTTTCTTTATTATTAATATGATTTTAGGTGATATTGTAGAGGCAGTGTTTAAGGGATTACTAAGGGCATCTAATGTAAAGTTTGAGGACAGTGATAAGGTTACGTTAAAACTTAGCGACAGCAAAGTTGATGGATCATACGACATGGTTATGAACGGTAAGGTTGATGACGTAAAGTCTGCCTCTCCTTGGTCTTACGAGAATAAGTTTGTAGACTTTGCTACACTAAGTGGCAAGGACAGCTTTGGTTATGTAGCACAGCTAGTTGGTTACGCAAAAGCCAAGGGTGTTCCTGTTGGCGGTTGGTGGGTAATTAACAAAGCTAATGGTAACTTTAAATATGTTAGTGCCGAAGATGTAGACATGGATAAAGAGATAAATAAGATAGAAGAAACTGTATCGTATATCAACGATGGTGGTGCATTTGAAAGATGCTATGAGCCTGTTGAAGAAACATACTATGGTAAACCTAGTGGTAATTTAAAACTAGGAGTAGAGTGTAGCTTGTGCAACTACAGAGAAAAGTGTTGGGATGACTTAGAGGTTCTCCCATCAAAGGTTTCTAAGTCTTCTAATCCACCATTAATTAATTACGTATACTTAGCTAATGCCCAAAACACAGTTCAGGAGTAGGTTTGAAGAGGACGTAGCAAAGGTATTACGTTCTCAAAAGCAAAGGATTATATATGAAAAACTATCCATTAAATACGCAGTACAAATGTTTAGACTCTATAAGCCTGACTTTATTCTTAACAATGGTATTATTATCGAAGCGAAAGGATGGTTTAAACCTACTGATAGAGTAAAGCATTTGTTAGTACAGGAGCAGTACCCTGATCTGGACATCAGGTTTTTATTTCAAAACGCATACAACAAGATTCATAAAAATTCTAAGACACGTTATTGTGATTGGTGTGACAAGTATGGATTCGAGTGGACAGATAAGGAGATACCTAAAAAATGGTTGACAGAAAAGAAAAAGAAGATACAACTAGGTGTACTGAACAAATGGAAGTAGATACAGTTAACAGTCCACCCCACTATACAACAGGACGTATAGAGTGTATAGACGCTATGGAAGCTATGATGGAAGGGTCTGTTGTTGCTCCTATCATAGGTAACTGGTGGGGCAATGTGTTTAAGTATGTTTGGCGATGGGACAAGAAAGGTATACCTCTAGAGCAACTATATAAAGCTAGATTTTATTTAGATAAAATGATACAATGGCTAGAGAAAGAGGAGAAAAATGAAATTTAAGATATTAGCAGAGGTAGAGATTGATGATGAATCTAGTCATCTTCCTGTCACTTGTGATGCTGACAGTAAAAAGAAAGAAGGAGAGAAAGTAATTTCAGATATAGTTAAAGATCTCCTATATGATATGGACGATATAGAAATATTACAAATAAAGGTAACAAAAGTATGAACGATTATCAAAAATTTATAGCTGTATCTAGGTATGCTAGATGGCTACCCAATCAAAACAGAAGAGAGACTTGGGAAGAAACGGTGGACAGATACGTAGATTTTATGTCTGTAAAAGTAAAGGGACATCTACCTATACCGCAGTTAAAAGAGGCTATAACAAAACTAGAAGTCATGCCTTCTATGAGAGCGTTGATGACAGCAGGTCTTGCTCTTGAAAGAGATAACACCGCAGGATATAACTGTAGCTATCTACCTGTTGATGATCCCAAATCTTTTGATGAAGCTATGTATATTTTACTATGTGGTACAGGTGTTGGGTTTTCTGTGGAAAGACAATACGTTAGTCAGCTTCCTGAAATACCTAAGCAAATGGAAGATGTTGACACAGTTATAAAAGTACAAGATAGCAAAGAGGGTTGGGCAAAATCCTTACGTAAACTGATAGGACACCTGTACATGGGAGAAGTTCCAATGTGGGATACGTCTGCTATCAGACCTGCAGGAGCAAGACTAAAAATATTTGGAGGTAGGGCATCAGGTCCTGCACCATTAATAGACTTGTTTAGATTTACCGTAGCTCTATTTAAAGACAATGCAGGACGTAAGCTGTCTAGCTACGACTGTCATAATCTAATGTGTAAAGTTGGAGAGGTTGTTGTATCAGGTGGTGTGCGTAGATCTGCTATGATTAGTTTGTCTAATCTATCTGATGGACGTATGCGACACGCTAAGTCTGGACAATGGTGGGAGACAACACCACAGATGGCACTTGCTAATAACTCTGTGTGCTATACTGACAAGCCTGATGGTGAAACATTCTTGAGAGAGTGGACATCTCTTGTCGAGTCTAAGTCAGGAGAGCGAGGTATCTTCAATAGGATATCTGCACAGGAACAAGCAAAGAAGTTTGGCAGGAGAGATCCTGACCATGCGTTTGGAACTAATCCTTGCAGTGAGATTATACTTAGACCTTATCAGTTCTGTAACCTTACAGAGGTTGTGATACGAGAGAAGGATAAGTTTGAAGACTTGAAGAGAAAGGTTATGCTTGCTACTATCCTTGGTACGATACAGTCTACCTTGACTAAGTTCCCTTATCTACGTAAGGTATGGAAAGATAACACAGAAGAAGAAAGACTACTTGGTGTTAGCCTTACAGGAATAATGGATAACGAATTAACTAGTGGAAAGAAACATGGACTTGATAAGACGCTTGAATCACTACGGCAAGTTGCTGTTGAGACGAATAAAGAATGGGCAACAATCTTTGGAATCCCACAAAGCACAGCAATCACCTGTGTCAAACCAAGTGGGACAGTCTCACAACTTGTGGACTCAAGCAGTGGTATCCACCCTCGTCATAGCAGTTATTATATTCGTACCGTTAGGGGCGATAATAAAGATCCTCTTACTAACTTCATGATTGATAGTGGTATACCTAGCGAACCTGATGTGATGAAGCCTGATACTAACACGGTGTTTAGTTTTCCTATGATGTCACCTAGAAAGTCTGTGATGAGAGACGATATGACAGCCATAGAACAGCTACAAACGTGGCTCACATATCAGCGACACTGGTGTGAACACAAGCCGTCAGTGACCATCTCTGTGAGGGATGATGAGTGGATGGAGGTGGGAGCATTTGTCTTCAAACACTTTGACGAGATGTCAGGTGTATCATTCTTACCACACTCCGACCATACTTACCAACAAGCACCCTATCAAGAGTGTACAGAAGAGGTATACAATGAGTTTAGCAGTAAGTTCGGACATATAGATTGGGAAAAGTTTCAAAGTTATGAAGAAGAAGATAACACGCATTCTTCTCAGACGTTGGCTTGCTCTGGTGATTCATGTGAAATTGTGGATATAACATGAATACAATAGTTATATTTGCTACTATACTATTTAACGGTCAGGTAGAGAACTTAGAGTATAAAGGTAACATGTTTGCTAATCAACAAGAGTGTACGGAGTATATAGCTAATAACGGTAATCACATTAGCACTACGCTAAAGAAACATTTAGACAAGGTTTACCCAAACAGTAGAGTTTTAATGATAGCGTGTTCGGATAAAACTAATTTTGTGAGTGATGATGAAACCGTATGAACAAGGATACAGCACCTTTGTAAGAGGTAAGCTCTCTGAAGGAACAAAGATGCTGAGAGGTAATCCCTTTCACCTTGGAAGTGTAGCTTCTAAAGAATGGGAGCGTGGCTTTAGTGCTGCGTATTATCGCAACTTGGGGAGGCGACATGACTTCAGCGAGGAGAGAAGCAGAAAAGGCTTTCAAAAAAACGGAGGTAAATATGGAAGATAATATTAGTATTGAAGATATGGCAAAAGATATCGAAGAGTTAGATCAACAACTTAAAGATATGAAAAAAGCCTATCGTGAAAAGCGCATGGCAGGTTTGAAATCTGCTATGGAGGCACGTAAATCTGCAGATGAAGCAGTGCGTGAAGAGCTTAGATCGTTAGGTGTGTCAGGCTATTCATCTTCATGGTCTAGTACAGATCCACATAAACTTTATACCAAATGGTATTAACTTAAAGGGGGAGCTTAGACTCCCCTATTCTTTTATAAGGTCAGGAGTTCCGTAAGGCACATAAGCAGGATCAACTTTTAAGTAGTCCCCTAGCATCCTCACTTCTTTTTGTGTCATATTTCTTAGGTTGTTTTTTATGCCTATGTGAGTTCTACCGTCCTTAATATCTTTAGCACTATGTCCTCTATCTATTTTTACTTTTTCGTAGTTTAAAGGATCATCCATAGACTTTGGTAGTCTTGCTAAATTATCCCTAACAGAGGTTCTTGTTTTTAGTATTACTTGTTGCACCATAGTTTGTTTGTCTTTTAATGATGCATTAATAAAACCTTTTCTTTTTAGTAAGTCTTCTGCTTGCTTTTCCATTAAGGGAGTAATAACTCTGTTTACATAGTTGTCATGCTCAGGTATGCCAGTAAACATACTGCTTCTCCATTTAGATTTACCTGCCATCCCAAACATAATGTCCACAGCAGTTCTAGGCTGTTGCACTCTCACACCCATCATAGTCTGTACAGGACTAGGATCGTACATATCTCCTTCTCTGTAAGACACCTGAGCTTTCTCTCCCATAAGATAATCTTCATCCCCTGTCACGAAACGTCTGAGTCCCTCAAATATATTGTCTGTATATTTTAGACCATTTAAGGACAAAGCTCCTCCAAAACTATCCGCTAATCTTCTGTCTACTCCCGGATCTGTATCTGTCATGTATCCCATTATTCTATTTACAGGATCTAAAAACCTAGTGTACCCTGATCCTATGTTACCTAATAGAGTACCTGTGCCTTTGTTGAATAAGTACTCATAATAGTTATCAGGTCTTGTTATATTTTTTCCAGAGGTGTCACCTTGAAAAGCTAATTCTACCTGACTAATTAATTTAGTTAAATCATTACCAAAGGACAAATCTGATGCTGTTTGACCTATGGCTATTTGTTTTAGCAACTCCTCTCTTATGTCTTTTAGATCACCCCCCTCAAGATAGTCGTGTATAAATCTTCCCCCTGCCATGAGTAGAGATAGAGGAAATGTGTTACCAATGTCTACAACGTCTCCACCGCCTGTTTCCATCTCGTTGTATGCGTAGCCTTTACGAGCTTGTTCTTTCTGAAAGTCATACGCCATAATTAAGGCAGTAGTGCCTACCGTTGCTCTAGAAAAAGCTTCAACAGCATCTATCTTTTTACCTCTAGCTACAGCAGCCATTCCGGGAAGCACTCCTGCAAGACTCCATGAATAAGAAAATGCTACTACGTTATTCATAAATCTACCAAACGGTAAAATAAAACCAATGCCCGGAGTATTAGAAGCATCCTCTACAATTCTAGCTAGCACTCTTCCCCCTGTACCCGGAGCATCAAATGCTTGTGCAATTTTATCTCTAAATATACTTCCTGTACTTTCTATGTCAGCTTTTTTTGTGTAGTCAAAAGAAAATACGGACTTCATTGTATCTTCTAGTGCTTTGTCCATAACATCATCTGACAAATCAGACAGATCTCCCTTTTCCAAAATTTCAGAAAAAGTCATGTCCTTTTGTAATCTTAATTGTTTGTCTATAGAGGTCATAAACACTTGACTCTTTGTAACAGAATCCTGTAACCTTACACCAGATAGTGTACCTGCTGCGTCTGCTATACCCTCTGTTAGTTTAAGTAAAGCGTTAGCTTCATTTATATTAAATCTTTTGGCTGTTCTTTCAACACCTCCTGAGAAAGTGTCAAACACTCTTTTCTTTAGTTTTGGGTCTGTATTTATTAATTCCATATAAGACCTATACGTAGCGTATGGATCAGCAAAGTTTCTAAACTTTTCTTTCTGTAACTGAAACATAGCTTTACTCAGAGCAAGATCTCTTTTACCTGCATCAGTAAGATTTCCTCCTTTTAGTATTCCCAATGTGGAGTACATACCCCCTTGTAACACTTCCGCTAAAGTATTAGCGGTATACCATTGCCCCCAACCAAACACGTTAACGGCTGTAGTTTGTGGGGCAGAAACTAACATTCTTTTCCACAAGTTTTGTGCGTAACCTAAAGAAAGAGGAGAGCCTTTTCTCTCAGCTTCTGTTAGACTGTCAACTGTTTCCTCAACAAAGTCCCTAGATAAAGCAGTTTCATCTGCTAATTTTTGATATACACTACCTTGAACATACGCAGCGTCTCTTTGTAACTTTTTACCTTGCGTTGCAACAAGTGTTTCAGCAGCGTTTTGTATACTTCTGGATACTGTAGCCGCTATATTTGGTGCAAGGTTGTCGTGTATGCTACCTAGATGTAACCCTGTGTTTTCGTATATAATATTTCTAAAGTCTTTTGCTCCTTGTGGGTCTAAGGAGTTAAGAACAGTTGCAATCTTATCACCCTTTGTCATACTAAAAGGTAAACTTATACCTGCTCTTTCGGCAGCGTCAAGTATATATGTGCCATCTTTCTTATTACCAATAATCTTTTGCACTAGATTACCTTCATATAAACGCTTTGGCTGCTTTGGTTTTTGTATAAACACTTCACCGTTTGCGTCTAATTCTATTAGTGCAGGTCCTGCTAGGTCATCAGCTTCTCTTTCTAAAGCATCTTTGACAAATATTTTTTCTCCTTTAGCAGCTTCTCTTCTAAATATATCACCACCCTGTTTCTTACCAAAAGACTTTTCTGCATTCTTTTTAAGTTCTTCTGCAAGATTTTGTCTCTGTTCATCTGTGACACGTATGCCTTCTCTAGTTTTCCTTGCTGCTTCTTTAACCTTTCGTGTTACCCCTGAGGAGTCTGACCTAGCCTTTATCTTAGGTAAAGTCTTGATAGCTAATGCTGTACCTGCCGCAGAAGCTACGCCAGAAAGGGTTGTTTGTAAGGGATCATACACATCTCGTGATCCTGCTTTTAGTTCTGTCTTCTGTAATCTTACATCTTGATCTACTGCTATTCCTGCATCTAGTATACCTGTGCCTGTTGCTGTTGCAACTCTTTGTTGATGCACCCCCTTCTTCATCACATCGTCAAAAGCTTTTCGTGCAACATCTTTTCCTTCCCCTATTTTATTTTTGTAGGCTTGCATAGCTTGCTTTCTAACGGCAGCACCAAAGCCTTTTCCTGCAAGCATGTTAACACCTTTAGCTACACCAAAGCCTATGTATGTAGAGGGAGATGACATTATAGATTGAATGTAGTCAGACACACCATCAATAGCTCCATATATACCATCGTTAACAAACACGTTGCCTAGTCTGTCATATACTTTATAGGCTTCACCTGCTCTAGCTTTTTTGTCATCATCCGCTTTGTGCATATACAAAGCCTCAGATAATGTAATAGCTTCATTGGTGTTAAAAAATCGCATGTGTCGTGTAAAATCATCAACAATATCTTCAGCATTTTTAGTAGCGTAATGCTTGCCTTTTCTGTCAATCATGTAGGCTTTTATGGGTTCTAGAAAGGCAGGATTCTGTTCTAGATCATCCATAGTTAGTGCTTTTTGTTCCATTATTATCCTATGCCAGTTGAAAGTATGGGTACTTGTGGTATCTCATCAGCCCTTAAACCAAAGTCAGCTACGGTTTTTGCTTTAGCTTTTTCGTTTGCATATCTCTTCGCTCTAGCATACTCGTCCCCTCTCATTTCTTTTATTTCATCTATTATGTTTAAAGCTTCTGGTTCAGTCTGCTTAGTAAGAGGTATGCCAAACTCTTTTAGTAATAAGTTAGCAGTGTCTGCCATAGTATCTTCGTACACGCTAGTATAGGTAGCGTTTAAAACTTTAAGTTTAGCATAATTAACAACAGGAGGTATCTTTTCACTTTGCATAGTAGCAGGTGCGTATTCGCCACTAAACACATCACTGTATTCATTAGATGCTGCGATTCTGTTTATGTCTGCTATGCTGTAATCTCCTAGATACTTTTGTTCCTCTAGCTTTCGCATCACTCTTTCTCTTGCGTTTATATTCATAGCAGCAAACAATATGTTTCCAAAGAAACCTTCATCTGTATCAGAGGGTAAGTTAGTCTCATGCTGTTTAGTTAAGTTAAATGTCCTCTTCCAAAAGTCCCCCATCTGTTCATCTGATGGTTTAAAGTCTGCAGGAACATCCATGATCTGGCTTACAAGCGCAGGTGTAAGGTCAGGATAGTTTACATTCTGAGACTTTAAGTCTTTCATTTCGCTTAGTGCTGTATAAACAGAACGTAATGCTGTAACAGGATCTTTATCCTTTGCATAATACATAACCTGTTCTTCCGTAGCTCCTAATTCAACCAGTTGCCCTGCTAATCTTTTAGCCGTGTCCATATTTGCTATACGGTCTTTGTATTCTGTAATGTTTCTGTCTGCTTTTTCTTTTTCTTCAACAAGCAGTTCTTTAGCTTCCGCACCTCTTTCTTTGATTCCCTTTGTAAGTTCATCAAGAAATCCAGTAGCAAATGCTCTTGCGTTAAAAGCCATTATGTTCTCCTTGACATTAAACCTTTAGCCTCTAGCTCAGGTCTTTCTTCTGTTTCTGCTATTTCAGGCATTTCTTCCTGTTCCTGAGGGGCGTTTTCAGCCCCTTCGTCCGTAGATACCATCGACTCTTCTAAACTTTCGTCCTCTCTCAGCCCTCTTTCTAGTTGTCTTTTTACTGATGTCTCTATTATTTTGCCAGATCTTCTTTTTTCTTCTTCTCGTGGAGATACAGGTAGTTCTTTAACAGCCACACCATAGGACTTAGCTGCAGAAAGAATTATCTCGTGCAACACTGGAGCTATTAACAATCCTATATCTATACTATGTTTACCCTCCATGACACCGTTCATGTATATACCTTTAACAAGACTAGCAAGAGGGAAGCCATTGTCTAAAGCCAACATTATATCCTCTAACGTTTCCTTTGATGTTATTCTAGGTAGATAAAACTGTAGTGCTTCCTCAGGTGTGCTATACTCTGATGGTCTTTCCCATGCATATCCTCTTGGCTCACCAGTTAAAGACTGTCCGGGAATTGGCGCACGTAATCGTGTTTCTGCTTTCATGTTTCTCATCTTACAAACCTCTTTGGTCTAGACACTATTGACTCCTTTTGTTCACTTGTTTTATCGTTTAGTATTCTATCTACAAATGTACTATCCTCTGGAAAAGACTTTTTGACACGCTCTTCAAATGTTGTAGTATCTTGATAGCTAGGTTTTTCTGAGTCCAAGTCTGCTAGAAACTCATAGGTATCTTCTAGGGCTTTTTTAATTCTTTTCTTTGTTCCATCACTATCATCCATCTGCAAAGAATTGTTTATTTCTTTTTGTAGGTTAGACAACTCGTTTGTTAAATCAACAGACAACCCAAGGTTCTTTACATTGACAAGAGTGTTTGACTCCTGACTACCCTGAAAAGCGTCAGGCATGTCAAAAGACTCCACATTGTCATCGCCCTTAAATGATTTGAACTTAAAAGGTTCTATGCCCTCCATTAGTCCCAAGACAGAATTAGCATAACTGTTTGCTTTTTTGTTACCAGAACGCACAGCATTAGGACCACCGTTGTACATGGTTGCTATTTCTTTTAGGCTTTTTGCTTTATACTTATTTTTAAGCATAGCAAGATAAGCAACACCTGCTTCTATTGATCTTTGTATATTATAACTTCCAGAGTCTTTTGTCAACTGTTCTATAGTTATGGGATTGCCTTTAAACTCTTTGTAATATTTGTTGACATCTTCTAACGCTATAGGTCTGACTTGCATAATACCTTCTTCATCTAATGCCCCTTTTCTATACTCTATTCCTGATTCTTGTTTAGCCACAGCCTTAATAAATTTAAAGGGTAAGTCATACTTCTTTGACAGATCATTCATTATTATATCTACATTAGAAGATTCAAACTTATCATCTATTGACATTACTTCAGTATCTTTTGGTCTAGTTAAGTTTATAGTTCCTCCTGCGTATATAAGATCTCTTGTTTTAATAGCAGGGTTGTCAGCGTTTAACTTCATTATTTCAGGTATAGTCATGCCGTGTTTTAGCGCAAGTTCTGATAGTGTATCTCCTGCTTGTAACTCATACTTAAATCCCTCACCTGCATAGTCAGCGTCATCTGATTCGTATATTCTATTAAACCTTTTTGCATACACATTATCTGTCTCTTCTGCTATTTTTTCTGTAACTTTTTTAGGTGTGGGTGCGCCTAAGCCACCTCTTGTTATAGCTGTATCTATTTCTTTTGGATCTTTAGACGTTAAATATGCCTGTCTAGCGTTTAGTAGTGATGTTATATAATCTGTCATTATGTTACTGGTATCCCTGTTATCTTAGATGCTATATACCCTGACCCAAACAATCCGTTTACAATAGCCCCTCCAAACTGCCCAAGAGCCGTAGACCAAGCAGAGTCAACATCAGATTCTCTATCTATTTCTGCCTTCATTAACTCTACCCTTCTTTGCTCTGCATTCTCCGCAGAAGTAAATGCGTATGCCATCAAGTCTCGCTCTCTTTGCCAAATCTCATCAAGTCCTTTTTGTGTAAGAGCGTTAGCTTGTAGCGCATCCTGTCTGTTTGCTTCGTTCTGAGCAGCAGTATTTACAGTCGTTAACTGCTGTCTCCACTGTGCGTTAGCTTGGGCTATGACTAACTCGTTTCTTGCGTTGAACATATCTCTTTGATTGTTTAGTTCTTCTTGAAATTTTGTAAGAGCATTGTCTTCTCCTGCGTTAAACTGCTCCATAGCATTTGTCTGTGCAGAGTTAAACTCATCTACTTGTGTTTCTAATTTTACAAAAAACTGATTCGCTTGGTTTTCACTCGTAGCGTTAAACTGTTTCATAGCATTCTCAGAAGCTATGTCTGTAAATAAACCCTGTATTATAGATTGATTAGAAAACATATCAACTTGTTGTTCTGCATTAAAGTTTGCCATATCCATTTGTAAAAATGCTTGAGCGTTTCTAACTTCTGCTTGCTGTCTATTGTTTAGGTTAGCCATATCTGCTTGAGCAATAGCTGCAGATTTTGCCATAACAAGAGCTTGCTTATTACCTAGAACAGTCATGTCTGTAGTTTGAGCTAGTCTAGCATTCTCTAATTCAATCTGCACTTCTGAAGAAAAGTTTCTGTTTGCTATGTCTGATATGGTTGCAGCATTTCTTACTCTTGCTTGGAAACCTTGATCAAACTCCATACCTAAGAACTGCGCTCTTTGTTGGGCAGCCAACATTGCACGTTGCTGTCTATTACTAAGGTTCTGTGCTTCAAACTGTGCTACTGTTTTAGCATCTTGCATAGCTATAGGTAAGGCACTCTCCATTGCAGCTTGTACTATAGCTTGTCCTGCCATAGAACTAGCAGCCAAACCTCTTTGTGCCATAACTGCTGTGGCTTGACGCATAGCTCCTGCCGCCCAAGGAGGAGGATCACCACCCTCAAACTGCGTCATAAGGCTAGTAAGCTGTCCTTGTACAGTAGCTTGATTTGATGGTGCGCCTGTCGCTGCCTCCACCCCTTCAAGAAAGTTCTTAGCAACCTCTGCGTTTGCTACACCTGATACTAGCTCTCCAACCTCTAGTTTTCTTTTAGCAGGAGACTCTACTTGTACATTATTTGTATCTGTAGCTGCCTCTACATCTCTTATATTTAAGTCTTCTGTTTTTATTATCTGCGCTTTTGCTTCAGCGTCTGGACTTAATGTTCCTGTAGTGGTTTTTAGTGCTTCATCTCTTATGTCTTGAGCAACATTTGAGGCAGTCTTTGTTACAGTGGTTTGCTTTGTGGGATCAGCAACAGTGTCTGCTGTGCCTTCTCTTACGTCTGCATCTGTTCTATCATCTAACTCTCCTGTGCCTGTTGTTAATAACTGATCTTTAATAGACACATCGTCCGTAGGCATAAGGTTGACTTGCTGTCGTGTAGCAATGTCATCAGGTGTAGATACTGTTGTACCAACCGCTTCAGCTGCAGTAGGTATGCCAACAGACTGAAATGATTGTGAGGCAGAAGAAACCGCAGCTTCTCTTTGTGTTATAGTAACACCCATGTTGTTTATGCTATCTACAAGCTCTTGTCGTCTCTTGTCTGACGCTTCGTCAGTAGGTAACTTAGCTAACTCTTGCTGTAGGTTAGAGAGCTTTTGTCTTTCTGCGGCAAGATCTGCTTGGGCTTTATTAAGATTATCTCTAGCTTTATCTCTAGGTGCAGTGCCTGTAGCTCCTGTAGTTGGGAAGGGGTTTACTACGTCAGGATCTTTTACATCACCTCCTTCTTTAAACTCAGGTTTACCCTTACGCTCCATATACTCTCTTCTGCGTCTTTCGTTAAACTCCTGAAACTCACGCAATCTATCTTTTTCTATTTGTTCTTGTGATTCCTCATAAAGTCTTTTTGCTTCTTCTTCTCTTTTTCTTATTTGATCTGCAAGCCCTCTCTCAAAACCCTTACGCATCATAAGCATATTATTTTTGCGGTCTACGTCCTCTTGCATTTTTTTCTGATAAAGAGGTGTCTCTCCTGTAGGCTCTTGCGCTCCTTGAGGCATCTCTTCATCTGCGTAAGATAGCAGTTCTTTATATAGTTCGTTATCCGCTTGGGGGTCTTTACCTGCAAACATTAACCTAGTTGAGAAAGGCATGTCTGACTGCCTACCTATTTTAGCATCTACACTGTTAGCAAGTAGTTTTAAATAATAATCTTCTGTTATTCTACCTAAGAAAGGTATTTTATCTATTACTTCATATGTTCTGTCACCTTGAAAGTCTACATTTGTTTTTACTCTCTCCGCTAGTATCTTTCTTTTGACTCTATTATCCTGCATCAAATCTTTAGAAACATCACCACCATTGTCATATCCCATAAGAGGATCAGCAGTATTAGGGTATACCATAGTGGGTCTACCTCTAGTTTCTATTACATTGTCTATGTATCTTTGCACCTCAGGTGATTTAGGCTCTGTGCTTGAGGTTCTTTTTACTGCAGCATCAAATAGTTTACTTGACTTGTCATCAAAGCCCCCTACTTGACCACCGTATTGATAGCCTTTTTCTTTCAACATATTTTGTGCTTTGCTTTGCATTCCTATTAAATACTCAGCACCTTCTCGTGAGTTTGCTCTTAAACCTTTTTGCTGTAGCATCTTACTGGCTTGGTCAGGTGTAAATCCTAAAAACTGTGTCATTTAACGTCCCTACTTAAAACTCTATCTAGTTTATCTTCTAGTCTGTGCAATGCTTCCATTACTCCATGCATCTCGTCCTTCATCTCTGCCCTTGATGCGTACTCTTCTCTTGTTTTATTTAGCAGTATGTCTATGCGTTTCATCTCAATCATTACATTACGAAACGTCCATATAGCAGGAGCTATCACAAGGGTTAGAATTAAATTCCAAAACATTACTGGGTCTATTTCCATATTACTT